CACGACGGGCATCAACGCGTCCGCTTTATCAACGGGTACCGTGCCAGATGGTCGTATCTCTGGTGCGTATACCGGGGTGACCTCACTAGCCCTCGGTGCGAATGTGGTGGCGAACCTGACGACGGTGTTTGTTGGAAATAGTACTGCGAACGTGAGCCACATCGCCACACAGTTGTCGGTGGCGAATAGTACGAATACGGCGACCCTCACACCAATCTCACTCACCATCGGTACGCAGGTGGCCAATACTGTCGGCTTCTACGCCGGTGCGAACGTCTACGCTAACAACACGACGGTATTTGTGGGCAACAGCACTATTAACGTCACGCTCACATCAACACCGACGTTCAACGGCAACACCAGCACGGGTATCACTGCGAATTCAAAACTGACCCTAAATACTACTAACGGGCGATTTGTGCTTCCTGTCGGGTCAAACTTGTGGGCGTTGTAGTATTTTGAAGAAATAGCGGAGAATTGCATGGCAAATGAATCTAATGGCTCGATGTGGGTAAGTGGAACTTATCTACATTGGATGAATGCAAGTAATACACAATTCCGCTTTTTGGGCACTACTGTAGCGACACCAGCGGGTGCTGTGGCTGGCAGCATGTGGATTTCTGCAAACACGATTCATTATATTGATGCGCTCGGCACCGAACGTTATGTAGATGGCCCGTTTGTGGCAAACCGTGCGGGTGTCGGGGCGCTCGCGGGGTCGATGTGGATTGATAACGTGTATGCTCCCTCGTTAGCCAATGGGCAATTGCATTTCATCGGCGCTGCGCAAGATGAAATTTGGGCACATAATGATACGACCTTTGTGAATTCGCACACAGATACCCCGCACACCGACGCGCACACTGATATCGCGCATTCGGACGCGCACACCGATATCGCACACACCGACGCGCATACCGATATTGCCCATAGCGATGCGCATTATGATATTGCGTTTGGTAATTCACATTCCAACGCACATTACGATATTGCGTTTGGTAGTTCGCACTCAAATGCGCATTATGATATTGCGTTTGGTAATTCACACACAAATCACCACCATGATATTGGATTTGGCAGTTCCCACACTAACATAGGTTTTACTAGTAGCCACGACGACAATCACTCAAATGGCTATTGGGACTTTAATGATCATAATGATTGGGGAGATTACGAATACGGTGATCACGGCGATGATTGGCCGTTTGGTAGTAGTCATGACGACGGGTATACTAATCAGCATGTGGATGATGGTGGCGCCCAAGCGTACTACGATTCTCCATTTAGCAGTGCACATTACAACGCCTACTACGATGTTCCGTTTGCCAGTTCGCACACTAACGCGCATTATGATATTGCGTTTTCCAGTTCGCATTCCAACGCACATTACGATATTGCGTTTGCCAGTTCCCATACCAACGTGGCACGAAGCGTCTCACACAGCGATATTGCTCAATCGGTGTCGCATACCGACATTGCTCGTTCTGTTTCGCATAGCGATATTTCATTTGTGAACACCCATACCGATATTGCACATATTGATAAACCCGAAGTTGTTTAAGAAAGTTACGAGGTGATATATGAAAATTGATTGGAAACGCGTGGCCAAACCACAACCCGATGGATATGACTCGCATGTTATTGCGACATTATTGCATGAGCAATACGGATGGAAAAAAATTCAACCAACAACAGACCTTCGACTCTGTAACGGCGCCGTTGCAGTCTGTGAAGACAAGCAGTACTCACCCGAGCAACTTGACAATCCTCTGAACCCGATGATAAATGGTATGGAATATATGACCCCCGAAATTTGTGCCGGAATTGATCGGTTTTTGATGGCCTGGCCAGAAGGGGGCCAAATGTTGTCACTATTTTTAGATGAGTACTGGGCGAAGTGGTCAAAACTACAACACCCACTTGGTCGTGGATGTTCGTCGGGTCATTATGAAATGAAGTCGTCCAAAGATATTCATAACCCCAGAACCAAAGGTTTGGTGCTCAATGCGGTATATGTGACGGCAAATGATTGGCAAGGATGCTCAGAAGGCATCTACCATGAAGTCGGTCATGCGCGGTTAGAGTCGATTGGGATTGATATTGACAAACATGACAACCGATTATTACTAAATGGCCCAGATGAATTGTATGATTCCCCCGTGCGGTGGGATGTGAAACGCCCGATGTCGGCAGTAGTGCAAGCCGTTTATTCGTGGATTGTATTTTGTGAAGCGGATATTCAGTGTGCGCTCAACCTACAAGGATATGATACGAAGCAGCCCGAACAGAAACGTACACCTACGTGGGCATCATCGCAGTATTTAATCGGTAATCTTCCAAAGATTCAAGATGGATTGACGGAGATTCGCACGCATATGAAAGTTACACCAGAAGGTGCTGACTTTTTTGAGGGATACTTAGAGTGGGGTGAAGATGTCGTCGCTCGGGGCATGGAAGTCGTCAAAGAAGGACTGGGTGACGAATTTGATGCCCGATATGCACAAGCATTAAAGTATCGTGAAGACCGACAGCGTGTGCTGGAAGAGACCGCCAGAAAATTAAAAGAAGATCCCACGTATAATGCAGGAAATGCAATTTTGGCAAAAGCATGGGAAAAGAAAAAAGCGGATGACGCGAGCGCACAAGAAACTCCCCCCGCGACATCTCTGCAATAATTATGCAGGGACGGGTTACGTTCCGCTAAATATGGTATATGGCATTACCAACTACGCGCACACAACTCAAAACCTACATTAAACGTCGGTTAGGTGAGCCGGTCATTACGGTCAACGTGGCCGATGACCAACTCGAAGAGCGTATTGATGATGCGTTAGCCTTTTTCCAAGATTACCATTTTGCGGCGTCAGAAAAGGTCTATCTGAAGCATCAACTTACGTGGTCAAACGTCGTCTTCACCACCAATACCACCGGCGAGTTTACCAATAATGAAGTCATTCTTGGGCAAACCAGTAATACGGCCGGTGTGGTGTTTCGTCAATCATCGAACACCTCGGTGATGTTCACCTACAGCCGCCCGAACGACACGCAAAATTTTCAGGTGGGTGAAACCATCGTCGGGCAGCGGTCAAATGCCACGGGGGTCATTTCGCAGATTAACGTTGGGGATTGGGATAATCAATACATTCCCATTTCGGATCTGGTGCTGAACATTTATCGTGTGCTGACTATCGACGGGTTTGCGGTAGATCGCGGCACGGGATTGTTCTCATGGAACTATCAGTTTTTGATGAATGACCTCAGTTGGTTGTCGAGTAGTAGTGTCATTTCCTATTACCTCACACGGTCGCACATGGAAATGTTGAATGATTTGTTTATCGGTGATACACACTTGCGGTTTAATCGGTATGTGAATAAACTGTATCTGGACGTAGACTGGCGACAAAAAGTCAAAGCGGGTGATTGGGTGGTCGTCGAAGCGCAACGCGTGCTCAACCCTGCTGACTATACCAAAATCTGGTCGGATCGGTTCCTGCGCGACTATGCGACGGCGTTGGTCAAAAAGCAATGGGGGCAAAATCTGGTCAAGTATGAAGGAGTGCAGATGCCGGGTGGTGTCACGCTGAACGGTCGTGCCATTTATGACGAAGGCAACCGCGAAGTATCACAACTCGAAGATACGATTCAGGCCAAGTTCGAACTGCCGCCTGAGTTCCTCGTAATGTAGGAGGCGACCCGATGGCCACAAACTCCTACGTTCGCTGGTGGACGGACACCAACGAGCAAAACTTATTACAAGGGTTGATGACCGAAGCCATCAAGTTTCATGGCTTTGATCTGGTCTACATGCCGCGGTCGATGCGCCGCGAAGATACACTCTACAACGAAGACATTCTCAGTAAGTTTACCTCAACCTACTCCATCGAAGCGTATCTGAAAAACGTGACGGGATGGGATGGGCAAGGCAACTTTCTCAGTAAGTTTGGTCTGCGTGTCGATGATAAGATGACGCTGATGATCTCCCGTGAACGTTTTGACGAGATCATTCCTCGTGCGCGTCTCACCACGGGGCAGATTTCTGCGGAAGCGGGTAGTGTGGTTATTACCGGTAACAACACCAAGTTTCGTTCCGAACTCAAAGTGGGTGATACCATCATCACCAGTCGCAGTGGGCAGTCACGCACGATTGTGTCGATTGAGAGCAACACCAAACTCACCGTCGATACGCCCTATACGTCAGCGGTGGAGGCAGAATACTTCTCTATTCCGGTGGTGACCCCCACGGTGCTGCCCACCGACCGTTCTATTCTTCCCCCGTCACGCCCGATGGAAGGCGATCTCATTTACTTCCCCGAGCCGCTGAACGTGATGATGGAAGTGAAATATGTCCAGCACGAAAAAGCGACAGGGCAGTTTTATCCGTTAGGCAAACTGACGTTCTATGAAGTGGAATGTGAAATCTTCACCTACAACCACGAAGTCATTGAAACCGGCGATCCGAGTATCGATGTGTATGCCCAGACCTACGAGTATCAACAGGATCTCTTTCTGGTGCAAGAGTCGGGGTCGGGGGTGTATGAAGTCGGTGAGCATGTCTATCAAGGGCCTAACTTGGCGGACAGCACCGCGAGTGCGGATGTTGTGTCGTGGGATGTGGAGAACCGTATTCTGCGTATCGGCAATATCAAGGGCGAGTTTGCTCCCGCCACGTTGGTCGTTGGGTATGCCTCGCAAGCATCGTATTATTTGGAAGAAGCCCCGAACACGATGCTTATGCCGAATACCAAAGCGGCCGACAATACGTACTTGGATGAGCAGGATAACGACATTATCGACAGCCGCGAAATTCATCGTATCGTGGGAGGCGTCTAATCATGTTTGCGCCTTTCTACCACGAACTGCTTCGCAAGTATCATATTGCATTCGGTACCATCTTCAAAAACCTCACCATTGTGCGTGATGATGCGACGGGGGATGAACTGCAACGCATGGTGCTACCGATTGAATATGCAAACCGCGAAGGCTGGCTCACCCGTCTGCGCCAAGACCCCGACCTGAATAACCAAGCCGCGATTGTGCTGCCGCGTCTGGCGTTTGAAATGACCAGTATGCGATATGACCCATCGCGCAAGTTGAACAGCCTGAATCAACGCACGTCGCCGAGCCGTGACGGTGCGTTGAACACCGTGCGTCGTTATTTTGTCGGCAACCCATACATTCTCACCTTCAATCTGTATGCGATCACGCGCAGTATTGAAGATGCGAACCAGATCACCGAGCAAATTGCACCGTTCTTCACTCCAGATTATTCCATGTTGATTCGGCTCATTCCATCACTGGGCATTTTAGATCGTATGCGTGTGGTGATGGATGGCGGATCACCGCAGTGGTCCGACAACTACGAGACGACCAGTTTTCAAACGACCCGAGAAATCATATTGACGTGGACATTTAATGTGTCTGCGAATTTTTATGGGCCGGTCTCACCTGTACCACCCGCGATCATTCGTCACATCATGGTCGATCTCTATGATATTCCGAGTGATAAGATCATGGAAGGACCGAACTACTTCGTCACCGATTCGTTAAACCGCATTCTCTTAGAAGACAAGCGCGGGCGACTGATTGATGAAGATAGCGTGGTTGATCTGCGAGCGTTTGCGCGTCAAGCTCGCATCGAGATCGTGCCGGATCCGATCAATGTATTGCCACAGAAGCCAGTAGACAGCAAGACCACAATCACCGAATATGTGGACGGCAAACAAACATATGTCAATCTTGGTATTGATGATGAGTCGGATGTGCCTCCGCCCATCGTATAACGTGAGGGTAGCCTGTGAATGACTCAACCAAAGAAGCGTTGAATACTATTTTTGATGTGCCCACGCCGACCACCGATGATCCTGTATCCACGGAGATCGTTGCGGTGGCTGAGGTGTTGCCGGCAGAACCAGCCCCCTCACCCGTTGAAGAAACCGAGGCGGAACGCCAAGCCCGCGAAGATTTTAATTTTTCCCGTGGAGCATTGAAGTCGGTGGCTACCGAGTCCCAGAACACGCTACATCGGGCGGTAGATGTCGCCAATCAAACCGACACGCCACGAGCATTTGAAGCAGTGGGGGATTTAGTGCGAGCGACCCTTGAAGCCCACCGCGAACTCCACAGTCTTCACAAG